ATCAATGGCGGAAAGGCTTATGCCAAGCTGCCAGAGGAATTACCTCCTGAGACGCCACAAAATATGATTGACGACGAATAAAAAAGGTGTAGTTTGGAGCGGCGTCATCTAAACGCACTCCTCCTGTTGGGAAAGGGGCTGGATTCCGTTGGGGGTAATCCAGCCCTTTTCTTTTATCTAAGGTGTGAGCGCGGCCCTAGTTTCTTGCGATGACGCAGACCGGGTTTGGCGTGACGACGCTTCTTGCGCTGCTGTGGTGTCCAGGCTTTTTCTTTTGCAGCGGTTTTAGCCATCAGATCAACCCTGCCAGAATGCCCATAGGTTTGGACTTCTTGCTGCGCTTCTTTTTTCCAAGGCCAGCGAGGAGAGATGCAAAGTTCTCTTCTGTAGCGGCGGCAACGTCAAATTCAGGCGCTTTCGGCATATCAGGCGTATCGACCTCTACAGACGCCATCTTAACGCCTTCTGGAGCCTTATCAGGGGCTTTTGGAGCCTTCATGCCACCAGAATATGCAATGTGCCAGTGATCGCCTGTAGCGTGCTTAGATCGGCCTTTACCGACCTCTTCAATCGCCTCAACAATATCAAGGCCAGCTTCCTTAAAAGCCCCTTTAACAGAACTGAGGTAATCCTTGAACTTGATGCCAGGGATCGGTGCAATATCGATAGCCTTGCCGATGTTGTGATACGAACGCGGATTAGCTCGACCAAGTGCGCTCGAAGGTGAACGCTTGGTGCTTGTGATCCGTGCCGTAGGAAACAGCGTTTTGACTAGGTTAACTGCATCAGACATTAGCGGCGGCCTTGTGGAGCGAGAAGCGAAGTCAAATCAGCGTTAATCAAATCCTGTTCAACATTCTGCGCCCCAGCGCCATATTGACTTCCAGCAAGCGCCGATGCGCGAATGGCTGGGCTTTGCGAATACGCTTCCACCAATCGAGACAGCGACGGAAGACTTGCCGCCGTTCTTCCAGCAAGAAGAGATGCTTCACCAGCAACACGCGGCATAAACGCAGGAAGAGCAGCCAGACTTAATGGTGAGATAGCTCCAGAAGCAGCACCAAGCCCGGCAACAGTCCCATAACCACCACCAAGAAGTTGGCTTAATCCACGCGGAGTTGCAGATGACGCCATTTGACCAGCAAGCAGCGGCATAAGCTGTCCAGTCGGGTCGAGTTGGGCAAGGCGCATACCGCGAGACATACGCTCACCATAGTTGGTGTTTGCATCATTCCGCATGACAGAAAGAAGTTTACGATTTGCCGTGTCGCTGCGGACTTGTTTACCACCCAAGCTGAATGTGCTTTCCAATTGGAAAAGCTCATCTTGAGCAGCTTCGTAATTCTTCATCATCTGATCGTATAGTGGATCAGCTTCAACCAACTTTTGACGGACACCCTGATAGGCGTCACGAGCAATTCGTGCGCTATCCGTGTCAAACTTTCCAGCAACCTTTGAGCCGCGCTCGTAAAGGTCTTTCTTGAACTGGTCGATTGCAAGCGGATCAGCCTTTGCTGGATTTTTTTGAATTGCAGTCGAGTAATCCTCAACCATGTCACGCATAGTTTCCCATGCACGATGGCTTGTCGGCATATTCTTGCGCGTATACGTCCCATAGTTTTCAGGACGTAAATCCTGAATTGTTTGACGAATGTCGTCAAAATTAACAGGCTGCGCTTGTGCGCCAAATTGCTGGCGAGCCTGCTTATATTGCTGCGAAGCCAGGTTCCGCAAATTGCGGACGCTCTGCGTAGCAAGGTCAACAGTCTTGCGGGTAATGCTTTCAGGTTCGCGCAGCCCTGCCGTTGCGGCCTCATAAGGCTGCGTTGTTGCAGCGCCGAATGGGCGTGTGCGTCCGGCCTGATAAAGAGTAGAAACTGTTTCCGGGCCAATACCAGATGGAAAGCCGACCGCAGAGGCAGTGACATCACTGGCAAATTCACCAATCCGTGGCGAAACTGGAACACGCTGTTTAATAGCTTCACGAATTGGCGGAACAGTCCCACGGGCGCTCTCGACTAAAAACGAAAGCGGATCAAGCCTTGTTCCAATCGCAGAAGATACCTCACCAGTTCTTGTTAGACCAGCAACCTTGGCAGCAGCGCCAGTGCCAGTTGCAAGCAAGCTGACATCGCCAGCAAACCCAACTGGGTCTGTGATCAATGTGCGCTTCAGGTTCTCATACCCGCCGTAACGCTCAGCCAATGCGTCACCAACAGCAGATAGTGTTTTGCCATCAGCATCACCCATACCAGCGGCGGCTGCCAAATCTTTAACAAGGTCGATTGTTGTCTTAGTCGTCCCCTGTGGCGTCATCGTCATCACGCTCTTCACCGCATCAATGGGAAGAGAAGCAATTCCAACCAAAAGATTTGCAGCAGACGCGGGGATATTTTTTACTGTCTGCGTAGCCGCTTCAAGCAATCCTGCATTTTTAGTCGCCTGAGCATCTGCCTTGCTATAATCAAATCCACTAATTGCGGATCGAGTAACATCATTTAATTTTGCAAGACGAGCGCCCTCATTAAGTGAAAAATCACGATATGGGCCTACGTTTTCAGGCGTGGCAATGCCTTCTTTTAGGGCAACGCCAGCAACAACATCTGCATAGCCTTCTTTTGTGAAGCCAGGCTTCTGGATATAGGAGATGATCTCAGCCGTTCCTTGCGGCGAAAAGCGGTATCCTTCCAAATCAGAGCCTTGAGCGCCGAACTGCGTTGCTGGAGCTTTTGGAAGTTCAGTTGCTGATGGCGTTACAGGCTTGTTCAAATCTTTTAATTGTGGAGCATAAATCTTATTATAGTCCGTCCCAACAACAAGAGTTGGATCAATTTTAGCCGCCTCTGCTCTTTTTACATAATCTGAACGAATGGCGTCATATGCAACTCGTTGCATTTTGATCTTAGCGTCCAGTGTCGCCATCAAATCTTTTCGGCCTTGGTCGGTAAAAAGACCGCCCCCAAGAACTTCTTTACCAAACTGCTGGCCGATGCGCTGAATTGTTGGCTGTAGATTTTGAATAGACGCTTGCTCGTTTTCACGAACAACAGAGCCAGGGTCCCAAATCTTCGCTGCAATATAAAGCAATTGCAAATCGTCTGATGGCGTCGGCTTTTTGCGAAGTCTCTGCGTTTCAAGAGCAGTCACATACTGCGGCAGAGAAATTTCATAATTGCTTACAGCAATATCGCTCTTATATTTTGCGGTTGAGTCTTGAGCGAATTTAACTGGATCGAACCGCTCACCACGCAACTCAGCCGGAGTTGGTGGTGCAGTTGGCTTAGGTGTGAACACGCCTTGCGGAGCGCCAACAACAGTTGCGTTAGAGTTTAGTTCGTTAATTTTATTTTGATCCGTTACAGTCGTGACCATTTAATTACTCCGCCGAAAGCCAAGGGCCGTTTTCTTCCATTTTGATAAATTTCTTTCCAGCTGCGTCATATGATGTAGCGTATGGGCGAAGACCGGCATAGGTTGTTGTCCCAGTTGGGGTAACCTCTGTTGTGGGCATTCCAATTTGATATGCGCTCAATGCCTTAAACGCATCTGATCCCGGCTTAACACCGAAACTTTCAACAATCCTACGGCCATATGATGAAAGCTGAGTATCTGGAGCCATCTTCTTAATTAGATACTCTTCTTTACCCTTGTCAGTAAGGGACATGAAGAAGTCTCTTTCAGCCGGATCAGTAATCCGTGACGATGCCTGTGCAATAAATCCTTCACGCTGCGCTTTTTCAGCGGCAGCCTTGCGAAGCTCTTGAATTTGCAATGCACCCTGAACTTGCTGCAACTTTTGCTGCTGGATGCTTTGCATAACCTGTTGCGGAGATGTCTGGCTTCCACGAGATACAGACTTGAGCAACGCGCCAAGGGCTGACAGCTTTTCACCGCCAGTAAGCGTCCCACCAAGCTGACCGCTGAGAACCTGAAGCAATCTGTTTGTCAGGTCTGGAGCGCTAGCGGAAGAAGCGGAAGGCATCCCCGGCAAAGTGTCCGTGTTAAGGAACTGCGGATTATATCCTTGAGCCGCCCGTGAAGATGTAAAATCCATTAGATCAAACCTCCAAAAAAGCTCTTCAACGAAGCCAGCTTCTTAGCATCGTCGCTAAACAGGCTCTTAGCCGCGCCAGCCACGCCAAAAATATCTCCAGCAGTTCCGAGGAAGCCCTGACCAGGCTGTGTTGCCGTCGTAGTCGAAGATGTCGTTGCAGGAATGCCAGAAATACCAGACTGAAGGATTTTAAGCTGCTCAACAGGATAGCCGCGCTGTGCAAGGAAATCCTGATAGGCCAGATCAAGGTTCTGCTGCGCCATACCACGTTGCGCCTGACCAACACCAGCAAGCATCTGCTGACGAGCCTGCTCCTGCGAAAGTGCTTGTGCGCCATAGCCAGCCAATGCACCAGCGCCAGCCAACTGGGTTGACGGAAGCTGGGAGGCAAGACCAGCGGCCTGACCATAACCCTGCTGATAGAGGTTCGCCAACGCCTGCTGCGTGTTCAAATCCTGCTCGGCGGCAAGCTGTGCTTCGTAAACGCCACGGCGCTCGTTGCCAAATGCTCTCGATCCAGCGAGTTTAGCTTTTGTTTCAGCATCACGCTCTGCACGAGACTGAGCGAGGCGGCGCATTGTCGCGTCAACCACGTTCTCCTGATACGGAGACATAAAACCCTGAACATCTTGCTGAAATTGAGCCGGAGAGTATCCAGCGGCCCTCTGAGCGGCCATCGTGGCCTGTTCAAGCTGGGGAGCGCCTACGCGGTTAGCAACCGCCTGCTCTGCCATCCCAAAGGCCTGCTGTTCCTGTGGACGGAAACCAGCAACACGCGGCCCCTGATAAGCCTGATACGGGATCGAAGACACTTGCTGTGCGGCCTGAAAGCCACGGGTCAGCAAATCCTGAACAAATGGGTTTAACTGCTGCGTTGTTTGCTGCGTTGCAGTCTGACCGCCCTTATTTCCCATTACTAAAACTCCTTGACGATTGTGGTGCAAACCTCTTGCCACCCATCGTCTTGAAAAACCTTAACCCAACCTCGTCTACCAGATATTGACATAGAATTACAGCCAATAGTTTCTGCATAGGCACTTACCGACTTCTCCATTTTAAGAAGCTCTTCTAAATCACCACCAGCAAGAAAAAGGTGCATCACCTTCGACTGCGGATAGAGTTGTATTTCAGTCACAATCGCCGACTTTTCACCCGGCCAGAACTGAAAATTCCCTGTTACGATGCCATCCCAGATATCTTGGATGGTATGCGTTCCTTTTGTGTATTCCAGCGCCGCTTCGATATATTCTCGGCAGCGGATAAACTCTTCGACCATTATTATTGCACTTGCATAACTGACAGAAGGCAAGACGGCCCAGATGGTGCAAATGCCGTTGAAGGAGAGGCATGAAGTTCAAGGTTCGTGCTATCAGCGGCCCACATCAATTCAATGTAATCGCCAGCAACTAACGAAAAGAAATGATCCCTGCCCGACGCCATATGCCCGCCGTTGATGTCACTTGTTGTCAAGAAGGCACTTGCAGAAACATTTGTCCCATTTTTTCTAAACCAAAAATATGTAGTTTTTGCACTGGAGTTATTGGATAGAATTGTAAAGTGGGCTGAGAAATTATAGAGGCCATCTTCCGTTACGACGATCCGAGATGCAGGAGATCCGATTGAAACGCCATTGCTGTTCTCAGTTGTATCAAATGTAATCGCATAGGCCGTATTAGCAGCAGCAGGAGACACGCTAGTGGTCTTCTTGAACTGGCCGTAAAAGCCTTCGTAGATCAGCTTTGCAGGCGCATAGATGCCGACATCTTCGCCTTTGACGTATGTGTTATTCGCAAAAGCCTCAATGAGACGATTACGCTGGTTGTCATAGCTAGGGCTATATCCATCAGGCGCTGGAGGCAGCTTCAATCTCATCTGCGGCCACCAGCAACAGCATTCAGGCGCTGCGTTCCGATACGCCAATCCGAATTATTAACGGCTGTCACCTTCATTTGAATTTGACGCCCATTGAAGCGAACCGATGTCGGATTAGTTAAGCTATATGGCCCAAACGTCTGCTCAGAACCATTGGGATAGTATTTTGATGAGAACGTGGCTGTAACTTCACCCTGATTGCGCTCATCTGGGATCATCTCATTGATGTAGAATACGTTGTCGCCATTACCGATCTGGACAGGGCCAGTTTCCGCATAAACGCTTTCTGTGCCGTGGTTCGTGCCAATTTCGTGGTCATAAACAAGGCCATCGTCAGCTACCATCAGCGGGTTGGCAAACACGCCCCGATCAATACCGGCAGAACGGCCAAGCGTCCCGATAGACCAGTTGTTCTGCGCGTAGTTCCAAATGACATAGCGATTGTTCTCTTGGCTCGAAGCCGACGGATAGAAAAACCAAACTTCGTCAAATTGTGAGTTGTTTACGGCATAAGCCTTGCTGATCTGAGCTTGGTTGATGTCGGAGAAAACATAGTCCGACACTTCGCAGGGAACTGCTTTGACGTATCCGTCATACATATAGAAGCCGCGTGAACCCATCCAGACAGCGAAGTTGTCCTGAACTGCAATCGCGTTTGGCCCAGCAAGACCGCAAGCACGACCAGCAAACTCAGATGTATATACAAATGGCTGGCCGACGTAGGAGACGATGTGCGCGTCAATGTCTGTCAGAACGAGAACCTGACCGCGAACACGCTTGGCTGTGATAATTTTACCACCTGTCTGCAATTCTAGGCTGCCAGCAAGGTTCGTCGATGCTGGCGTCCAGATCGTATTGTCTTCAAGATCAGACCATGCAATCTTACGTGGATTTCCAGACGCACCAAGAGCAAACATAGAGCGTTCGTTTGTAACCAGAACACCCGTGTTAGATGTCGGCGCATTTGTTACCGCAGCAGCCTTAGTCGGCGTTGCCGTGTCCAACTGCCACTCGTAAATCTTGCCGTCATAGTTTGAGCAGCCGACAAGATATTCGCCCCATGTGTCGAGCGTCCAAGTCGTCGCAGGCGTTACAGAACCAACGTCTGGGCGAGGTGTGCCATAATACCCGGCGCTGTAAAGACCAACGCCATAGCCTCCGCCGACAGAGGCATTGGCATTACCGGAAACAAACCCAACAGGCGTAATATCAACAATCACAGAAGATTGCGTGATGGCGTAAAGTTTAGAGTGAGTGCCGACAGCGATATAGCGAGTTGCGTTGTTAGAACGCCACGCAATCATGCCACGCGCCTTGCCGGATAAGGCACTTGCCGTTCTGGCCTGCCAGCCACCAACAGGACGCATCATCCCCTCAACCCAGCGCACGAGGTTTACGTCATACCAACGTCCTGCGCTATCAAGCTCAGTCCCGTTGCGATAAACCCCAGGTGGGATTTTAAGAGGAATTAGCGCCATAGTTACTCATCATCATCAGGGCTGAACGTAAACACGACCTCTATAGCATCTTCTTCGTGGTTTTGCCATGCCTCTGCCATCAGGGCCGCATAGGCTATCGCATCCTCTGAGCTATCTTGATGCCACTCACCATTTTGAGCCTGCCGCGCAAGTTTCAAGAGCATCATAAACATCCAACCTTCCTGCTCGGAAAGGATGTTTCCTGTTAAAACGTTGAAGGCCGCAACAGTCCGGCCCATGCTTCTCTCTCCTTCTGGGCTGTCGTATTCCTGCGCTCTTTCGAGCATCAAGTCTGCGGCGCGTTCCAGAAACTCAATTGCCGAGATTGCCATCTTCACTTGCTCCGTTGTATATACATTCGCCTCGGAAGTATGCCTTTTCATCAATCACCTCAACCAATTCAGGTGGCAGCAACATCCCATCCTTAAACGTCAAGACTGCAAAGCCGGACGTATGCGGTGACGGGTTGTTTTCAGCATAATCAAACTGCGGGCCGTGCGGATTGGCAAGCGTTCCTGTGTCTACGCCCCAACGACGGCCATTATAGTCCGCCCAGGGTGTCACAGCGAGGCGATGAAGGTGTCCCGTTACAATCGTCTTACCTGACTTGAGAGCGTTGTTGTAAGCCGCGTGGATGCCGTTGTGATAGCGGTGCTTAATCATCACGTTATCATTGACTGTCAGCGACCAAGCAAAGTCCCAGCGGTCAAACTTATCTTCAAGCCGCTCGACTAGCCCTTCATATTCGGGGGCATTAGTCACCAATGCGCGGTCAAAGCGGGCATCGTGGTTGCCGATATTCCAGAACTTAGCGCAACCCTTTGGCAAGATCATCTCAATGTCAGCCAAACGCTCTTGGCAAATCTCAAGCTCACCACGAACAGACGGAAGTTCAGACCAGCCCAGCGGCGCGTGGCGTGATACCCGTGCGCCATCAAACAGATCGCCATTAGCGACGATTGCTTTAGGTTTCAGGTCTTTGATAAGTTCGTGCAAGGCTTCGTTAGCCGTTGTGCGTTCGTGATCCGGCCACCAGTGGGCATCGGAGAAGATTATGATGCTACCAGTGTCAACGTGTAGGGTGTTTTGGTTCTTATAGGCGCGGCCAACATTCTCTTTTGACCAATTGCCTTTAGTTGTTCCCGTTGGTTTTGACTGAAGAATAACACCGCGACCAGCGAGAGAATGGCGTCGAGCGTAAATCTGGCGCTCTTGGATGCCTGTCATTTCTGCCATTCGGCGCGGGCTGCAATTAGCTTCTTGCCACGCTTTGATGAACTCATCATCGGTTATTAGGAAGTTTGCCATAAGTCATCCCTTCACTTAGGTTTGACTGCTTGCGTCCATGCGTCAACAGTCATTTTGTGCCTTAGCGCACAATCGCCATATTTTGCAATTATTTCCACTTCCCAGATAGCGCGTTCAGGATCGGTCAGCGTTGGCGGTGGATTTGGCAGCGGTGGACAGTTACTTGCTAGGTTCGCTGGTGGCAGCGGCATTGGCACGATTGATACCGCCTTCGAGCAACCCGACAACACGGGCATCAGGAACACAATCAGCAGGGACAGCAGGAAGAGTTTTGTAAATCTCGCGGATCGTCTGCTTTTCTCCGGCGACCACCACATCGGCTTGATCCCGTTCGGCTTGGTAAAGCGTAGAAACCTCATCTATCTTTCCTTGCATTTGCTGGCGCTGCTTTTCAGCCTTTTCCAAAGCCGCCGAATACGCAGCATCGCACTGCCAGTCTTTGATCTTCCACCCGGCGGTGAGGCCAATAACAAGAGCGCCTGCTGCCACATAGCCCATGATCGGATTAAATGGCAACATTTTGTAAACACCCTTTCATGAGAGCCAGGAATAGAACTTCTTGCTTTTAGCCTTGCGGTCATCAAGCCCGTGCGTTCCGCCATTGATGCGCTTGGTCAGCGCAAGGATCGACGCATCATTTACCCCTTGGTCGCAAATCGCCCAGAGCTTGTTCTTGTCGAAGAACCACAATGCGCTCTCAAAGCATAACTCACCCGACACAAGATCGGGATTGTCCATTACATCTTGTCGTCCGACGTAGGCTGCGAAAGCTTGGTAATTTGCTTTGCCAGTAAGTTGGAGAGCGCCACGTCCACGGAACTTCCAGCCATCCCCAGACGCTTCATCACCATTGCCCATGCGGTTTGCATATACCCGATTAGCAATCTTTTTTGGCTGGCGTTCATACGACCGAGCCATTGCATCAGTAGGGAAATATTTTC